GTCTTTGTCTACTAAATCAAAATTATCGTCCTCTAAAAAGTTTTTTGCTGCTTTTGTTTCGTTCTCAGACACGTCTATGATTGCATCTAATTTTTCTAGTTTGTCCGAGTCTCTTTTGTAGTACTTATCAAATATGTTTAACGGATCCATTTCTTCTTTTCCGCCGCCTCTTAAGTCATCAAAGTTTCTTAAACTTTTTTCAATTTCTTCTGGTAAATCTATTCTATCATCGTTTAACAAAATTTTTCTAACCACAGCTCTTCGTTTACCTTCCATTACTAAATCTTTAGAAGGTTGCATACTTCCGAAGAAAGTATCTACTGATTTTTTAAGTGTATCGTCTTTTCCTCTTTTTATTGTGCCTGCCTCTGTGATTGCTTTACCCATCGTGCTTTTAGGATCTATACCTTCAGGAATACCAAGATCTTCTTTTAAAGACATAATACCCTCTTCATCCATAGTCTTACCTGTTTTAATATCTACGATGTTAGCTTCTTTAACAACGTCGTCTCCTTTTTTCTTAATTAATAATTGTTGTGCATTTTCTAAAAAATTCATTTGCTCAGATAAATTTTTATTTGCTAGAATAGAAGGTGCGTATTCTTTTAATTTTTCTTCTATGGTTTCTACTAAAACTTCGTCGTTAAAAGCTTTCTTAGAATACGTATTTTTTGTTGGAGCGTTCTTGTCAAAGAATGTAGGTTTAACTACATTGCTTTCTGTGCCTATCATGTTTCTTGCAAAGGCTTTACCAAATAATTCCTCTATAACTTCAAAAATCTTTTTGCCTATGTCTAGTGGGTTTTTTGCCATGGTTAATAATAATTCCTTTTCATTTTATAAATCTTTTCCTCTTTTTCATCGTCAGGATGTAATATAAAACCACCCTGTCTGAAACGCATGATGGCTTGGGTTGTCGAGTCAACCAAATCGTCATGATCACCAAATGGAAAAGCCGCACACTCCTCGATCACTTCCTCAGCAAATTCCTGGTTCGGAGCGTATATCATACCACTTTCAAATAAAGGTGCAACTGAATTTACTCTGGTGTGCTTGTCGTTTCCTTTTGACGGGCTATAATTTACAACAGGTATACCCATTTTTCTCATCTCGTCTGTCAAAGGCTGACCTGATGCCTTGGCCTCTACAATGACTGTATCAGGATCCCAATACTTAAACTGCTCCATTGCAACTTGTTTTAATTCTGGAAAGTCGTATCTGCCTTTCTTTGCATCTAATAATATTAAACTAGCTGGACTATCATCATCAAAATAAAACACACCCCATGTGGTTATAGCAGAATAGTCATTAGTTTGTTTTTTACCAAACGCAGTATCGTAAGATTGTATGACATGTTTTAATGCAGGTATGAAATCTTCTTCCCAAGGCTGCCACCATTCTCGTTTGATAATAGCTCCTTCTTCTGACGTTGGGTTTTGCATATACTGAGCATTCCATTTCTGTACACCTGTAGATGCTTTGACTGCTTCTAGTTCTTCTAACTTCCAATACTCTGGCCATAGTGGTTTACCGCTTGGCATGATTGCAGGAAACTCTACAATGTCCCACTGATCTGCTTTGGCCTCTCGCTGCGCGCCTAACAGTCGACCGGTAAGATCTTTTGTATTCCATCGTGTCATAACTAAGATAATAGCACCACCTGGCTGGAGACGTTGACGAGGGCCTGATGTATACCATTCAAAAGTTCTTTCCATCGCTTCTCGATTCATCGCATCTTGTTCGGTGTGTGGGTCGTCGATAATTAGAAGATCTGCACCACGACCTGTAATCGCGGAGCCGACACCAGCTGCATAATACTC